CTTGATGTTTATGAAGATCCAGTCAAAGATCATAATTATTTGATCACAGTTGATGTTGCTCGTGGTCTAGGAAATGATTATTCGGCATTCATAGTTTTTGATATTACAGAGTTTCCTTATAAAACCGTTGCAAAGTATCGAAACAATGAAATTAAACCAATGTTATTTCCCAACATTATATTTGATGTGGCTAAGGGTTATAATCAAGCATTTTTATTAGTAGAAGTTAATGATATTGGAGATCAAGTTGCAAGTATTTTACAATATGATTTAGAGTATGAAAATTTACTCATGGCATCTATGAGAGGTCGAAATGGTCAGGTTGTTGGTCAAGGATTCTCAGGTAAAAAATCTCAATTAGGAGTTCGAACAACTGCAGCAGTTAAAAAATTAGGATGCTCTAATTTAAAAACTCTACTAGAGGATGACAAAATATTAGTCAATGATTATGATATCATTTCAGAATTAACAACATTTTCACAAAGAGCTAATTCATTTGAGGCAGAGGAGGGATGTAATGATGATTTAGCAATGTGTCTTGTTTTATTTTCTTGGTTAGTTGCACAAGATTATTTTAAGGAAATGACAGATAATGATGTAAGAAAAAGAATATATGAAGAACAAAAAAATCAGATAGAGCAAGACATGGCACCGTTTGGATTCATTGCTGATGGACTCGATGATACAGTTTTTGTTGACAATGAGGGTGATCGATGGTATGCTGATGAATATGGGGATCGATCATATATGTGGGATTATAGGTAACAATCATTAATCTTAAGCAAATATTAAATGATTAAATATTTTTGTGAGGCATGATGGATTGGGATAAGGAAAGTAAACTAGAAAATGTTGAAAACATGATTACTGTATATGAAGAACATATTAAATCTCTTGAAAAGGAGAATAAAAGTTTAAAAATGCAAGTTAACTTTTTAAAAGAACAACTAGCATACAAAACTTTTGGAAAACCCAACTATGAGGAGGAGGATTCATGAGTGGAGACATAGGATTACAAGATGACAATATCATTTTTTATAGTAAAAAAATGACTCAAGCAAAGTTGGTTCTCTTAGCACATAAGGGTATTAAATTAAATTGGAAAGAATATGACTATCACACTTCACCAAGTAAACGAATCATTGAATGATATTAGACCATACATCGAATCTGATGGTGGACATTTAGAACTTGTAGAAGTAGATTTTGATTTAGATGAAGATATTAGATTATATTATGGTGTTAGAGAGGGTGAAAAAGCAGCAATTGCTAAAGTAAGATTAAGTGGTGCATGTGAATCCTGTACGATGAGTGCTCAAACTCTAAGAATGGGAATTGAAAGACATCTAACACAAACTTTTCCAGAAATAGTTGGAGTGGTACAAGTTTTATGAAATCAGTCATACTTATCGCTTGTTTTTTACCTTTAGTAATAATATATGTTATAATCAAATTTGTAGTTTGGATATCTGCTACAAAAACAGAGACAACTTATGTTAAAGAAGAATCTAAAAAATCTCATGGACCATATCTGGCAGACGCATATGCAGACATTGATGAAGAGGAAGAGAAATATTGGAATATCTCAGATAATTGATACCACATTATTTGAATGGTATTCTGAAAGAGGAATGAATGTACCAAAATGGAAAATGAATAAAGATCCTGAATGGTGGATAAATTACTTGAAAGAATTAAAAACTAAAAAAATTTAAAATGTTTGAGATTAATCCTGAACTTGAAGTACAGATAAGAAGTACAGAAGATATAACATGGCAGGTCATGGGAAACGGTGAAAGAATATTTAATCTTAATAGAATACGGAAAACACATTTTGTTATTGATAATTTTTATAAGAATCCAGATGAGATAAGAGATTATACTCTTAGTGAATTAAAAGATTTTAAGAATGTATGGACTGATAATCATGGTATTAGACCTGATGATAGTATAGTAGGAGGTACAATAGGTAGAAGAATTTATATTAATAAAAAAGAAATTGGTGAAGAGATGAAAGTTAATATGTCTTCTCTTTTTGAATATTTGTGTAAAAATAAAGCATGGCATATAAAATTCGATAAGAAACATCACTATGAAATGTGGAGATGCCCAAAATTTGTTGTTAATGCAACAAATCACAATGAGGTTATCAGATCAAAAAAACCTTGGTGTGCAATATGTCATGTTGATGGAAATTTTTCTAAATGGGCTTCTTTAGTATATTTAAATACTTCAGATGAGTATGGTCAGGAAGAAATTCCAGGTACAGGATTTTATAGTGTTGTTCCACCAGATCCTGATGGTATAGTCAATCCTCCAAAGTTAGAAAGGATTGTACCTATACGCTACAATCGATGTGTCTTATATGATGCTAATCAGGTTCATGCACCAATATATAAACCAGAATTATATCATAATTATGATCGATTAACTCAAGTAATGTTCTTTTAAATAATTCAATGGAATTCGATGATCAATCTTTAAAATTAGGACATTTATTATTAAACGATAGAAAATGTCGTATTTGTGGTGTAGAAAAAAATTTAATTGAAGGATTTTATAGATCTAGAAAAGGAAGGGGTGCTACAGCATCGTCATATTCATATGAATGTAAGGTGTGCACCATCAAAAGAATTGTTGAAACTCGAAAAAATAAAATAAAATTCATTGATTGGCAATATCCTGATTGGTAGTGTTCATGTATTGTTTCCCCAATCAAAAAGGTCATTTTAATAAATAATTTTAACATATTTCGAGATTCGGAGAATAAAAGATGCCAGTAAATTTAGCATCTCCTGGAATTGTAGTTAGAGAGGTTGATTTAACTGTTGGTAGAGTTGACTCTGCCACAGATAAAACTGCTGCAATTGTAGCACCTTTTGAAAAAGGACCTGTTAATCTACCAATTGTAATTGAAAATGAGCAGGATTTGATTGATAATTTTGGTAAACCAAACAACACAGATAATCAAGTTGAGTATTGGATGGTAGCAGCATCTTACTTAGCATATGGTGGACAGATGAATGTAGTTAGAGCATCAGGTTCTAATTTAAACAACGCCACGGATGATGCTGGTAGTGTAGTTATCAACAGTGTAGATGATTACATTAACAAAGGATATGATGAAGATACTTTAGCAGGAACAGTAGTTGCTGCAAGAAATCCTGGTTCATGGGCAAATGGATTAAAAGTTGCGATTATAGATTCTTTTGCTGATCAAGTTTTATCAGTAGGTAACACAGCTGGAATGTCAGTTGGATTTGGAGTTACTCAAACAGCATCTGGAACAGTACCAGGTTCTGGATCAACATCATCTCTTGATGGAATCTTCAAAGGTATCATTACTGACATAGGAACTGGAACGATTTCAGTCAAATTCTTATCACACACACCATCAGGTGGAACTGAAACTGAAATAGATTATTCAGCATCAGGTGTGTATAGGTTTAATTCATCTAGCAATATCACTGCAGTTAATAACAGTGCTGTTGGAGTTGCAACTGTAGCAGTAAATAGTGTATCAGATTGGTTTGATTCTCAAACAATCACAACTACAAACAATATCACAAATAATTCCACAACAATAAGTTGGAATCAAATTGCAGAAAGACCAGGAACGTCAGCATACGCAGCAGCAAGAAACTCAAGATTTGATGAGGTACATGTTGTTGTAATTGATGATGATGGAGACATAACTGGGAACGCAGGGACAATTCTTGAAAAGAATCTAAACCTATCAAAAGCAAAAGATGCTGAGTTTTCTGCTGGATCTACTTCATATTGGAGAAAGTTTTTACTTAATTCTTCAAACAATATTTTTGGATTAAGTGGTCCTGCAAATCCTGTTACAACAGCATTCTCAAGTGGATTTACAAAAGTTACTGATGAAGCATGGGATCAAAATACACAGAATATTAAATTTGCTGCAAACGGTAATATTGGATATTCTCTATCTGGTGGTGAAAATTATGACGGAACTACCGACATAACTGCTGGTGGTGCTCTAACAGCAAGTTTGGGAGATTTATCTTCTGGATATGGTTTGTTTGAAAATACTGATGAATTTGATATTGATTTCCTAATCATGGGATCAGGAGCAAAAACTAGAAATGAAACACAAGCACTAGCAAATAAATTAATTTCAGTTGCTGAAATTAGAAAAGATGCTGTAGCGTTCATATCACCAGACAAAACAACATTTATAACAGGTTCGACATTAAGGTCATCAGACGACATTACAAATAATGTTCTAGACTTTTTTGCTCCAATCACATCATCAACATATGCTGTATTTGATAGTGGATTCAAGTATATGTTTGATAGATTTGGAAATACCTTTAGGTATATTCCATTAAATGGAGATATCGCAGGAACATGTGCAAGAAATGACATCAATAATTTCCCATGGTTCTCACCAGCGGGAACAGCAAGAGGTGCTATTTTAAATGCAATTAAACTTGGATATAACCCAAGTCAAGCACAAAGAGATAAACTCTATACAAATAGAATTAATCCAGTAATCTTCTCACCTGGAGCAGGAATTGTCCTATTCGGTGATAAAACTGGATTTGGAAAAGCATCATCATTTGATCGAATCAATGTTCGTAGATTGTTCATCTTTATAGAAGATGCAATTGAAGCAGCAGCAAAGGATCAATTATTTGAATTCAATGATGAGATCACAAGAACTAACTTCGTGAACATTGTTGAACCTTTCTTACGCGATGTTCAAGCAAAGAGGGGTATTATAGATTTCAGGGTTGTTTGTGATGAGACAAATAACACTGCTGCTGTTATAGATAACAATGAATTTGTAGCAGACATCTTTATTAAACCTGCAAGATCAATTAACTTCATTGGTCTTACATTTGTCGCCACTAGAACTGGCATCTCATTTGAAGAAGTAATCGGTACAGTTTAACTAAAGGTATAGAAAACTATGGCAACCCAATTTAATAAACCACCATTAAGGACTATCACTGGGTTTAAAAGCAAATTAGCTGGTGGTGGAACTAGACCGAATCTATT